GCCCATATGGATGGAAAACATTCACATCACAAGGAAAAAATGGAACACCATAAGGCTAAGATGGAACACCATAAAGAAAAAATGCATCATCATAAAGCTGAAATGAAAAAAGAACACAAAAAGAAATAGTATGGATAAAGAAATTCGACGCATCGAAAAAGAAGTGAAGCACACCGAAAAAGATCTCAAGTCACTAGAGAAAGCCGACAAGAAAAGGGATAAAGTAGTTGCCATCGGGAAAAAAGCTATGAAGAAAAGGAAGAAGTAATGCCTAAAGAATCAAAGAAAGCCAAAGGAAAAGTTAAGAAGGTCATGGAAGAATTTAAAAAGGGAGAATTACATTCTGGTTCAAAAAAAGGACCTGTAGTGGAAAATCCAAAACAGGCCATCGCTATAGGGCTTTCTGAAGCTAGAAAAAAAGGATTGAAAGTCCCTTCTAAGAAGAAATCCTCTTAAAGGCTCTTCCGGTTCTTTTTACCTATCGATTTCCATGTCTTATATCTTACCGTATTTCTTGTCTGACTCAGGAATGTGTCGCCAGTATGTCCAAGGTTCATACTGACAATTTCCCCATAATACCCCAACATAATTATCTAAGTATTTATCTTTCTCCATCATACGAATATTTACACGATTCGACACATAATACCATCCATCAAACGGAGGACGTTCCTTCGCGTACTCTATCCATACTGATTCTATCACTGGGGGCTCAGGCCTTTTGTCTTTTGTACCGTAGGTCCAGTAATATCCATTCGTTGCGATACATTCTATCCCTAATCCCCAAGGAAAAAAAATCATGGCTTTTTCTGATGGATGATAGGCCCATAGATTTTTAGGTGTAGGTAATGTATTACAAAATTCATGCCATTCAGTCTCAATCTCTTCTTTTGGCATGTCAGGCATGATTTTCTCGATAACAGGAGGCTCAGGTTTTTTGTCTTCTGTGCCATATGTCCAATAACCATTATTCCAATCATTAACATCAAACATATGAAAACAGTCAGACCTACAAAATCTAAAAGTATGCGTATTCTTTGTATAAAACCAATAAGACCTAATTCCGTCTAAACATTTATCAATTCCCCTATGCCACTCAGTCTTAATCTCTTCTTTTGGCATATCAGGCATGAAAGCGTAGGTCCATCTAGTGCCTTCTAAGCGATCTTCACGATCTACACTGATCCCTTTCCACGAATACACAGGGAAGATATAAATGCCTTCTAGTACCCATATCCACCTATCACACTCCGGTTCCTTTTCTGCAAACTTGTTCCAAGTCATAGCTTTTCCCTCACCCATTTAACGCCATTATCATCTATAAAAAAATCAGGCTCTCTGAATATTAATCTAAGCTCAAACATGAATTTTGTGTCTTTTAAAGGCATTTCCATGTGGAGATCTTTTTTAGTGGAAATGGCCTCAGAAACCCATTCCATTATCGTGCTTTTTGTGACTGGTTTCATAATTTCTCCTCAATATTAGGTTCTACTTCGGATAAGTGCTCCTGCTTAAACCACATCCACTGTGTAAACATAGCTATAGTTTGATGATTCAGAACGACGCTGAGAATCCCATCTTGTTCATCTATGAGATCACATTCGAATGTATGTTCCTCTCCTGTCATATCTCTGATCGTAAATTTATTAATAGGTTTTCTCCTTTTCGTTAGTTTTTTCAAGTCTTCTTCTGTAAAATGAACGAATGTTTTTTCTTGTATGGATTCGCTAATGTGTTGATCCGCACTTTTGCTAAGTGTCTCCAATGACTTCTCTAGGAATTTATGTAATTTATCGTTGTTGTCTAATAAACTCACAACTTCTTCTCCGTCTCTAAATCTGCTATAAATATTTGTTCCATTACTTCAATAGTACAGTTGGAAATATCTACTTCTTTTTTATCTATATTTCCGATTCTCACAGTTCCATTCGTAAAAATACAACTCTCTAATTTCAGTATTTTAAACCCATCATCTCGATCTTGAATAGAAATGTGCATGGGAGGAAAGTTTTCAATTATTGCCTCGGATATCAGCTTTTTAAACCACTTTCTCACAACTTCTTCTCCCTATCGAACAATGGTTTCAATAAATTTCTTATGTACTGGCTGACACTATATCCCTTCTTCGCTGCCATCACCATCAACATGTGTTTCTCCTCAGTAGATAAGATGAAGCACACTTTCTCAGACATTGTCTTTTTGTTCATTATCCTCCTGATTGCTTTTTTTAGGACAAAATCCTACAAATTTTACGTACTCCATATCATCTCTGACAAACAAATTCCCATTTGTGACATTTATCCACCACATGTGATATGCAGGATCATCTTCTGTAGGATCTCTAGATGATAGGATGGGTTCGTCAAGTTTCATACGTCCTCCGGTAAATTTTCTACATTGTCTTTTTGCTCATCTTCCTCCATATATTGTCTAATACATTCTTCAATGTAACATTCAAGGTGAGGAGGGACTTTAGGTGGCATATATTTAATTATAGATTCTTCCCAATTCATAAATCGGGCCCCTTGTTTTTCATCATCACAAAAATGACAAACTTTCTCTTTCATACATCCTCCAATAAGTGCTGTATCGCCAATATCTTAGCTCTAAATAGCTTGTACACAAGCTCGTCCTCTATCACGGCTTCTAGCTCATCTGTCAGATCATCCAAGTCGTTGTAGATCTTCCCTATCGTCTCATCTAGCACTGACGCTTCCTGCACTATGGCACTTAGCTTCTCTACCAATTTTACTGCTTTCATAGTTCTCCATTTTTGGTTTATTTTCTACACTTGTACCACTCGCGCTACGATCCCTGACTGTGTGTCGAATGGAGAGACATCTTGTGATACGATTATAAGATTATCAGAATATAATATTTATCGCAACACTTTCCATAAAAAAGAAAGACTTGACGAAATATTCCAAATCAGAATAATCAAAAGTAAATTAACTATATCGGTAATTATGGCTCGTAAATTAACAGGAAATCCACCAGGACCAGTTCCAAAACCTATTAATTGGGAACAATTTCAAGAACTATGTTCTTTGCATTGCACTCAGTCAGAAATAGCTTCTTTTCTTAAAATTGATGAAGATACTTTAAGAAGAAGAGTAGTATCTCATTATAGGGAAGAATATGCGGTGATATATAAAAGATATCTAGAAGAAGGAAATTGTTCTATTAGAAGAGAACAGAGGGCTTTGGCTAAAACTAATGCGTCTCTTTCTATTTGGTTAGGTAAACAATGGCTTGGTCAAAGAGATCATGAGGAAGTCAGCACTGCCCCTAAACAAGAAGACGTAGACCTCAAAGCTAAATTCTACGAGTCCGAATACAAACGACTACAACTACAGAAAGAGTTAGATGATCTTAAGTCCCAAGCAAATACAGAGTTACAGCGAATCGACACATCGGTATAACGTCTGGGAAGGAGCTGTAAGTTCGGGAAAGACCTATTCTTCGATAGACAAGCTCATACAACTCATACAGCATGGCCCCCAGGGAGATTGCATGGTGCTTGGCGTGAGCAGAGAATCCATTCAACGCAATATCCTCAAAGACATGTACGACAGGATGGGATTCCCCGTACCATCATCCAAGACGAACGAGACCAAGCTTTACGGCCGGCGCATCTTCTTCGTAGGATGCAATAACGAACGTGCTATGGCATCCATTCAAGGTTCTACGCTAGCTGTAGCGTACGTCGACGAAGCAGCAAAGATCCCTTATCCTGTGTGGACTATGCTTGTGACTCGTCTTCGTGTCAAAGGAGCGCAGCTTCTAGCAACCTGCAACCCTGAGGGACCAGCTCATTGGCTCAAGAAAGAATATCTAGATAGAGCAAAGGACATTGACCTCATCTCCTGGAAGTTTACCCTAGAAGATAATCCCTCCCTTGATGAGAATTACATTAGGGACGTCAAAGCCTCTCTCTCCGGGATATTCTACAAACGCCTAATCTTAGGAGAATGGGCAGCGGCTCATGGAGCAATATATGACACATTTGACCATGATAATCTTTATGAGCATCCTAAGAACAATCCTGTTTATTACATTGTTGGAGTTGATTATGGGACAACAAACGCCACTGCTGCTGTTCTATGCGCTATTAACCCTCGTCTATGGCCTCAGATCTCAGTAGAGGCAGAGTATTATTGGGATTCAGCAAAGAAGGGCAGGTCTAAGACAGACTACGAGTTAGTCCAAGACATCAAGGAATTCATAGGTTATAGAAGTGTGAGGGCAATCTATGTAGATCCTGCGGCTGCCTCCCTCAAGCTTGAATTAAGACAGAATGATCTTCCCGTCATAGACGCCAACAACGAAGTTCTCTTAGGAATAAAGATAGTCTCTAAGTTTATATCAGGAAAGAATCTCGTCATTCAAAAGGGTTGCAGAACACTCATAGAACACCTACAATCGTATGAATGGGATTCCAAGGCTGCTGATAGAGGGGAAGACAAACCATTGAAGATTAACGATCACGTGTGCGACGCATTACGCTACGCCCTAGTGTCTGCCTTCCCTACGGGAGAACTATACAATCCGGATGAATTCTTGAGCATAGAACAAATACGACGAAATGTATACGGCGAGGAATTTAATCCGATAGCACAATCAACGGGGGGATATTACTAAATAAACTTTTCCCTATAATCCACGTTGTGTTATATAAACTATTTAATAAACATATGGTGAATCGTGGGTCAGTATGAAGGAAGTTCCGGATATTCTTTGGGAGGAAACTCTCCTATTCTTAATGGTGGCTACTTAGACGGTAGCGACGTAAGCACCAAACATCTTAAGTCTATGATGGACTGGCGATATACCAGTGCATATCCATGCAATGCAGCTTACTGGCAGCAAGGAGCCATAGACAAGCGTTTCAAAGTAGGGGACCAATCACTTTGGTCTATGATCTATGGTGACAATCAATGGTATCAATCTCGAAGGTTCTTCTTCAACATGATACGTCGTCACATCAACATGATTTGTGGTTACCAGCGCAAGAATCGTAAGTCTACGATTACGATGCCAACGCAAGATGATACTGATCCTCTAGTAGACGACTACAACAAAGTCTTAAAGTGGGGCGAGGAAAGAGATGGATTTCAAGAATACTTTTCTCAAGCTTTTGAAGGAGCGTGTGATACGGGCAGTTCACTACTCCATTTATATCCTGACTATACTCTTGATCCTATTAGTGGTGATCTTTTTACTGATCAAGTGGCTTATAATAACTTCTTGATTGATCCATACTATCGAAAGCAGGATCTCACCGACTGTTCCTTCATTTGGAGAAGGCGATGGGTGAATAAAACGGCTGCTAAAGCTCTTCTTCCAGGCTATGCCAAAGAGATAGATAAGATGAATCCCTCTGGCATGAAAGACGGTAGATTCCCTTTACAGGCTGAGCTTATCAATCTAGATACCAACAGACTTTTCACCTACGACGAATTCCACTACAGAGATACCAGAGAAGCCACGGTAATCCTAGATCCAAAATCAGGGGAGGCCGTCGAATGGGAAGAGATGGAGGATGAGCACGAAGACATGCTTAAGATGGTATTGCGTCAACAGCCGTGGCTCATCACCAAAAAGACTCAAGTGCCAACGGTCAAGCTTTGTATAGCTTTAGGTGGAGTGCCAGTGTACAATGGAGAAAATCTCCTGCGAATAGATTCCTATCCGATGATACCGACCCTCTGTTATCACGAGCCAGACATTCAGTCCTATGCTTGGCGCGTACAAGGAATAGTAAGAAATCTCAGAGATGCCCAATACCTCTACAACATGAGAAAGGTAATAGAACTTGACATCCTTCAATCACAGATTAACTCTGGCTGGATCTATCCCGTCGATGCTGTAACAGATCCCAAGGCTTTTAGACAATCAGGACAAGGCTTCCTAGTCCCACTTAAAGCGGGTCATCTTCCTCAAGAACTACAACGAATAGAACCTCCTGCAATTCCTGCATCCATGCTAGAACTATCTAAATCTCTATCGGAAGACATAACAAAAATATCAGGTGTAAATGAAGAACTCCTCGGGTCAGCAACAGATGATAAAGCAGGAATACTCGCAGCTCTCAGACAGGGTGCAGGTCTTGTTACTCTGCAAACCATCTTTGACAAATTGGATTATTCTCAACGACTATACGGAAAAATACGGCTTCAAGCCATACGTAAGAACTTCAGTAAAGGTAAGATTGCTAGCATACTTGGCCATCAGGCCGACGACCGTTTCTTCACCTCGCATTCGCTAAAATACTCAATAGCAGTCGAGGAAGGGAACTATAGCACCACTCAAAGACAAATGGAATTGCAACAACTTCTTCACTTTAAAGAGATTGGCGTACCTATTTCTAATTCAGATATACTTAGAGCTGCATTTATTACAAATAAAAAGCAAGTAATTGAAAATATGGAAAGAGAATCTCAGGCTCAGCAACAGATGCAGCAGCAACAAGCAGAGCAACAGTCTAAGATTGATGAGAGCAAGATCATAGAGACATTTACTAGATCTCGTTTAAATGCAGCCAAGGAAAAAGAGGCTCTATCTAAAGTGGATGAGAATGAAGGAAAGGCTGAGCACGAAAAGATAAGTGCAGATTTAAATCTAGTTAAAATGATGATAGAGCTTGAATCTCTAGACATGGATACATTTGCTAAATCATTTGAAATGGCACAAGCTATTAAAGCAGCGAACAGCGATAAAATCGTAGATGGAAACGCGTAAATCTTTTATAATGTAACCTCCTAAAGGAGGAATTATGAAGCCGCGTCCTATAGCAGTATGTATAGTTTGTAAAATTGAAAAAGAAATATCTTGTAAAGAAAAATGTTATACATGTTATAACACGACTAAAGACAAGATTAGAATGGAAAAGATAAGACAAGATCCTGATAAATTGGCAAAGTTTAATGCTAGAAAAGCTGAAACGGCTAAAGAAAGACGAAAAAATAGAGTTGATTTTGTTAGGAAGATAGGCGAGAAAGGAGAAGGTTGTTATACCTCTCACGGTTATATAAAAGTAGGTAAAAAGGGTCATCCTAATGCTAACAAAAGGGGAATGGTCTTAAAACATGTGATGGTCATGAGTGAATATCTGGGAAGACCAATACAAAAACATGAGACAATTCATCATAAAAATGGTATTAAAGATGATAACCGAATAGAAAATCTTGAATTGTGGAGTTCTGCTCATCCACCAGGTCAAAGAGTAGAGGATAAAATTAAGTTTTATAAAGAATTCATCGCTCTATATGAGCATAACAAGGAGAAAAAAGATGAAGAAGAGTAAATCAGGGACAGCCAGTATGCCCCAAAATGAGCATGAGCAACATCATGAAGGTGAAATGGGACATGAATGCAAGCTAAAGTATGCTACTGAAATGGGCAATCCAAAAGATTTGGATCGTTCTACAGAAGCTCTTGCAGACTATGTTAAAAAGAATAAAA